AGTGTTGCCGATGAGACTGGTAATGCATATGTAATCCAATGGATGTTAGAAGATGGGTTACAGGTAAGGTATGATGAGTATGGTAATATCATCGGTAGGATTGATGGTGAAGGAGCACCGATTGTCACTGGTTCTCACACAGACACGGTAGCAACTGCCGGTAAGTATGATGGTGCTCTGGGTGTTCTAGCAGGTATTGAAGCAGCAAGAGAACTCAAAGGTAAGTTAAAACATCCACTGGAAGTTGTTATCTTCCGAGATGAAGAGAATACAATGGATGGTTCAATTGGTTATTGTTCCAAGAAACCAGATATCAAAGCATTCTTAGAACTTCATGTAGAACAAGGACCAGTATTAGACTTTCAACAATTAGATATTGGTATCGTTCAGGGTATCGTAGGACAAAGAAGGTGCTCTGTTTCTGTATTTGGGCAAGAGAATCATGCAGGAACCACACCAATGAATATGAGAGATGATGCTCTCGTAAAGACTGCAGAGATTATTACTTACATCAATAAGAAAGCACAAGAGTGTGATGGATTGGTTGCAACTGTGGGTGTATTAGATGTTCATCCGAATGCTTTTAGTGTAGTTCCTGGTCGTGTTGATTTTACATTACAGGTGCGAGATTTATATGCCGATACGATGGAGAGTTTTGTAGAAGATGTATGTAAGAAGTTTGATTTAAGATATGAAATTTCTCATCAGTCGGAACCTGCACTGTGTGATAAAAAGATTATGGAGTTCATATCACAATCTTGTGGTGATCTAAAGAGTATTGAGATGCCCTCAAGAGCATCACATGATGCACAGAACTTTACCTTCTGTCCAATGGGTATGATATTTGTTCCATCAATTGGTGGTATCAGTCATTCACCAAAGGAAAAAACCACAGACCAGATGTGTATCAATGGGGCAAATGTCTTAACAAACACTATCAAAATGATTGATGAGATGTAAAATAAATATTAGAAAAGAATAACCTTATGTCATATCCAGTAACGACACGGTATTGTTGGTTCAATGAAGGCAATGCCATCGTCAAGATGTTTTTCCTTAATGATGTTCCTTTTACATTTGATGACTTAGACGAAGGTTACCTATATGATAGAGATATTGTAGAAGAAGCAGATAACAGTCCAGTATATTCAAGTGATGATATTTACAAGGGTTCGAGTTATTTGATTGCAGAACAATGCCATCCTTGTTTTGATGCAATAGAACTTACAAATCCAGAAAATTTACCAGAGGATATTCGGAGTTTCTATAATGGTGAGGAAGATTTGCTGGGATAAATAAATCATAGCAAATAGTATAGAAGCAGTAATACAATGCCTCTGAATAAATTAGACAATTTTATCAAGAACACTGAAGGTCGTATTTTATATGTAAGTCCTGCAGATCTGGATGCAACTGACAGTATTGATAATACTGGCAATTCTCTTGCCAGACCTTTTAAAACGGTTCAGAGAGCACTGATTGAATCGGCAAGATTTTCATATCTAAAAGGAAATAATAATGATGAAATTGAGAAGACTACAATTCTCCTCATGCCAGGTGAACATATTGTAGATAATAGACCCGGATTAAGAATCAAAGAAAGTTCTGGTCAACCAATTGTAGTTGCTCCATCGGGTGCAGAAAGTGTTGCAACTACCGAATTAAAACTCGATTTGAATACGAGTTTTGATTTAACTCAAGAAAATAACATACTTTATAAATTCAATAGTGTAAATGGTGGTATTATTGTACCCAGAGGTACATCAATTGTTGGTCTCGACTTAAGAAAGACCAAAATAAGACCATTATATGTTCCTAACCCAACTGACGATAATGTAGATCCCTCTGCAATCTTCAGAATTACTGGTACTTGTTATTTCTGGCAGTTCTCTATTTTTGATGGATTAGAATCAGGAACAGTTTATACTGATCCTATAGATTTCTCGACAAATAATAAATCAAAACCTATATTTTCTCACCATAAACTGACTTGTTTTGAGTATGCGGATGGTGTAAATTTAGTATCCGATAGTACTGGAAGTTATGATCTTACAGATCTTGACATGTACTATGCTAAATTATCAAACGCTTATGGTACGGGATCTGGATCACCAAATAGAGATATTGATAGTAAATATCCTGCACAACCTGATGGATTTGCAAAGCAGAGACCTGAGTGGGAAATTGTAGGAGCATTTGCTACAGATCCAATCACAATTCTTGATATTGAATCTGGTGATGGTGGCACAGCCACAAATCAAATTACAGTTACTACAGCAACTGATCATAATCTTTCAACTGGAACTCCAATTAAGATTCGTGGAGTTTCAGTAGAAGATTATAATGTTTCCACAAAAGTTCAGAGTGTAGATCCAGATAATCCAAAAGTATTCACATATTTACTTCCAACTTTTAGAGCAAACTTACCCGCACAACCAGACGAAACTGGTGCGACAGTAACTATTGAAACTGATACAGTATCTGGAGCTTCTCCATATATCTTTAATATTTCAATGCGTTCTGTTTATGGTTTAAATGGAATGCACGCTGATGGCAGTAAGGCATCAGGATTCCGTTCAATGGTTGTCGCTCAATTCACTGGAGTCAGCCTTCAAAAGGACGATCGTGCATTTGTAAAATATGACAAGACTAGTAGAGCATATTCTGGAATTTCTTATGTTAAGACTGCTGGTGCAGATCTTTCAAACGAATCCTCATCAACAAATCCGGCAGAAATTTATCATTTAGATTCTGATGCAATCTATAGGAGTGGTTGGGAACAAACACATATTAAAGTCACAAATGACGCAATTCTTCAGATTGTTTCTGTCTTTGCAATTGGATATAATAAGCATTTCGTTTGCGAAAGTGGTGGTGATGCATCAATTACTAACTCTAACTCAAACTTTGGTCAATTATCTTTAACTTCGGATGGTTTTAAGAAGGAGGCATTTGATAAAGATAATAAGGCATTTATTACAAATGTTATTCCACCTAGAGCGAACATTGTAGATGAGGAAAATGTTGATTGGTTATCAATTGATGTTGGAGTAACAACATCTGTTGGACTTTCGACTCATTTATATCTTCGTGGATTTACGACAGAAGATGAAATTCCACCTGTTCTTACACAAGGATACAGAGTTGGTGCAAAAGTTGATGATAAATTGTTTATTAACTTCTCCAATATCTCTGGATATGGAACTAGTGAAGCATCCATTTTAATGGAGAATGGAGTTAATAGTTCTTTCAGAGAATTTAATGTTACGGAAGTTTCTGGCAACAAATTCACAATTGGTTTAAATAATGGATTAAAAACTGGAGAAAAAGTAATTCTGATTAGTGATAGTGGAGATTATCCAGAAAATATTATTCCACACGTTCCATATTACATTATTTCTTTAGCAGATTCGGTAATTACTGCAGATAGGTCAAAGGTAAAATTAGCATCGACAAAGACGGATGCCGAAAATGGCAATGAGATTACACTTTATTTTGGATCAGATCTTAGAATTTTAAGCAGAGTAACTGATAAATCTGCAGGAGAAGCAGGACATCCAGTTCAATTTGATAGTAGTGCAAGTCGATGGTTTATTACAGTCAACAGTAATAACCAAATTTACAACGCAATTACTACTCTTGGTCAAGCAGTTCTTGGAGAAGAAACGGATCCTACATTTGTAACTAGATCTGCAGATATTAGAAGTTTGGATGAGAAGATCTATAAATTTAGAGTTGTTGTTCCAAAGGAACTGGAGAATGCAAAAACACCAGAGTCTGGATTTGTCATTCAAGAATCAAGCACAACAAATGTAAGAGATCAAAACGACTTTACATTGTCAGAGTTCCCATCATCTTTCTCAAAGGGAGCAACAGACCCAGAGTATACATTCAATAAGAATCCAAGATTTATTGCAACTTGCAATCATACATCATCAACATCGACAGTTAGAGTAGAACTTCCTCATAATTTGGAAGTCGGAGATCAGATCATTATCCGTAATGTCACCGACACTGTTAATACAGATGCTAGTTTTGACAAAGGATATAATGGAACATTTACAGTCTTATCTGTTCCAAATAATTTAGAGTTTACTTATACAAACACTCAAAATCCATCACCTGGAGACTTCACTAACGATACAAGTGTTAGAAATGAGTCTCTTCCTCGATACGAGAGAAATGATTTACAGGATAATTTCTACATCTATAGAAATGAAATTATTAATGAATATATTGATGGACAACAGGACGGTGTATATCACGTCTATGCATTGAAAGCAGATTCAAGATTATCATCAGAATTTACAGACTTAAGTTATAGTCAAAATGTAACTGATCTTTATCCACAACTTGATAGAGATAATATTGATGATTCTCCACTATCAACAAAGACAAAAGCACTTCTTTCTCCTCTCGGAGATGTTCATACAAGTAATCTAAAAGGAAGTATTACTAGAGAATCTGCTGATACTTTTATTACAAAATTCACAGAAAATCTAACTATTGATAATCCTGGATCACTCTCTGGTGGAACACAAACAATCACCCTTACAAAAAATCACAGTTTAAATGGTATTGTTCAAGGAACAATAACAAATCAAGGAAGTGGATATACACCAGGAACATATTATAATGTCAAATTGTTAAATGGTAGCCAAACTGGAACTTGGGCAGGTGCAACTGCAACTGTGGTTGTAAACGGAAGTGGAAATGTAATTGATGCAAAAGTCACATCTCGTGGATCTGGATACAGTGCAGGTAATCTATATTTCGATCAAACAATCGTTGGATCTGGAAGCAATGCACTTTTCAATATCTCATCAGAACAAATTGTAAGTTCTGATGGTGATTATGTTCAAATAACTGGTATTGGAACAATTGCAGACTCATATAATCTTATTGATTCTATTCCTGGAACAAATCAAATCTCCATTGCCAGAACTACTGGAGATCCAATTATTGCAGAATCTCAGATTTTAATTCATGTTGGAACAGCAGCAAGTGTTTCTAGTGTAAGTTTCACCTCTACCACTGGAATTAGTACTTTTACATGCACAGGACCACATGGATTAGTTTCTGGAAATAAATTTAGAGTTCTTGATACCACTAATAACAATATTGGAGACTTTATTGTTAAGTCGAGAGTAGGTGTTAATACATTTGAAGTAGCAACTTCTTCACAACTGACAAATCCAGATAAAGTATTGAAGCACTTCTTCTCTTCTAATACAGGAACTTCTGATTCAAGTGCTGAAAATCTTGCAAAGAGAGCATCAACTTTCTATGATAAAGATTCTCTTCAGATTGATGTCTCTGGTGGCATTGGAATTAACACAACACTGATTCCAGTTTCACATCCTTCAGCAGGAATTGGAACTACGGAAAGATTCCCGATTGGATCTTATATTCAAATTGATAATGAGATTATGAGGGTTTCTGCCTCAGACTTTACTGGAACAAATAAACTTAATGTAATTCGTGGAGTTCTTTCTTCAGAATCAACACAACATGCTGATGGTTCATTAATTCGTAAGATCAAACCAATTCCTGTAGAATTTAGAAGAAATTCTATTATTCGTGCATCTGGTCACACATTTGAATATCTTGGATATGGTCCCGGAAACTACTCTACAGGTCTCCCACAAGTTCAGACAAGAACTCTTACAGAAAGAGAAGAATTTCTTTCACAGGCACAAGAAAGATCTGCTGGTATTGTTGTCTATACTGGTATGAATAATAGAGGTGACTTCTATATTGGAAATACTAAGAAGTCATCGGCAACTGGTGAAGAGACTTCATTTGATACTCCAATTCCAACAGTTTCTGGTGAAGATCCTGCAAGATTAAGTGCAATCTTCGATGAAATAACTGTAAAAGAGAGAATTGTTGTTGAGGGTGGAGATTCTGGTGAAATTCTTTCTCAGTTTGATGGTCCCGTAACATTCAATAAGAATGTAAGAATTAAGGATAGTGCTCAAATTACTGGCAAAGTAAGAATTACTGATGATACGGAATCCGATGGAACAAATAGTGGAGCACTGGTTCTTGGTGGTGGACTTGGTGTTAATGGATCTATATATGCAAATTCATTTAATGGAGATGCTTCGGGATTATTTAATCTCCCATGGGTTAGAACTGCCGCAGGTGTTCACACTACAGCATATGTTGCTATTGGTACACTTCCAGGACAAGTCTACGGCACTAGTGATATTGCATTAAATGTTGTTGGTGGTGGATTTAATTTTGAAGATAGTGATGGAAGAACTGTTCTTCGTTATGAAGATGGTCCTACGACTAGAGGATTAACCCTTAATATTTTTGGGGATCAGGATGGAGGTGCAGCTGCTAATAGTGGATATGTACAAACCTGGGATAGTGAGTGGATTTTTGGTACTGAGTATACAAATGCAAATAGATGTCAGACATCATTAATTAATCCAACTTCATCTGGAACAAGATCGGCAAGAGTAGGTTTCTACACTCCTCCCAACACCAGTGGAGATGGTACAATCTTGGTAATGTCTCATGAAGTGCAGATTCCTGGAAGAGGACCCAACATAAACTTTGTTGGATCTAGAGGATCTGATGAAGCAACTTATTCAACAACCTTTAATAATGACGTATTAGGAAGACTCACATTCCAAGGATCTGTTGGTACTGGACCAAGAATTGGTGCAGCAATTCAAGTTCAGCAAGATAATGTTGGATCTGCAAATACAAACACTGGTGTTTCTGGAAGACTTCAGTTCTATACAACTCCAGAAATAGTTGGTACTGGTTCTGGAGAGGGAATTCTGACTCTCCCAGTAGAAAGAATGACCATTAAAGGTGATGGTAAGGTTGGTATAGGAATTACATTACCAGAAAAAACACTTCATGTTAATGGAGATACTAGAATTGTTGGAGAACTTCAAGTTACTGACGATATCACAGCGTTCTATTCCTCAGACGAAAGACTGAAAGACAACATTACACCTATTGATGATCCACTTGCAAAAGTTATTTCGATCAGTGGTAATACATTCGATTGGAACGAGAATACTAATAATGAAGGAAGTGATACTGGTGTTATAGCACAAGAAATTGAGGCACTTGGACTTCCAGGACTGGTCACAACGAGAGATAATGGATACAAAGCAGTCCGTTATGAAAAACTTGTTCCTCTCCTTGTAGAGGCAATTAAGGAACTCTCTGACAAGGTTGACGCACTTGAGCAAAAATTATCCGATAAATAACTCTAAAGCTTATAATAATGGCAAATTTCAGGAAGTCATTTAATTTTAGGAACGGTGTTCAGGTTGATAATGATAACTTTATAGTAAATTCTAACGGTCTGGTGGGGATTGGAACATCTGTCCCTACCGAATTTCTTGATGTTCGTGGCACGAATACTGGTGCGGTTAGTGTTCAGGGACTAACGACTTCAACTCTTCTTGGTATTGGAGAAACTGCTTCTTTCTATGGAGATGTAAAAATTGGATCTGGAATTGATATAGATTCAAACAGTGGTGTTATTACAGCAACTAAATTTGTCGGAGACGCTTCATTATTATCTGGAATATTTGCAATTTCCACTACAGGATGGGTAGCACAGGGAGTAGGATTACATACTTTTAGATCGATTGGTATTGGAACCACAAACCCAGAATATTCTTTACAAATAGGATTCAATCCAGCAACATCATCTGGAGTTGCAATTGAATCTACCGGCAATGTTCTTATTTCTGGTGTTACAACTTCAAATACTTTTGTTGGTAATCTTACTGGAGATGTAACGGGAACCGCAACAACGGCAAATAATCTATCAGATGCCGCAAATATTACAGCAGGCACTATTAGTGATGCGAGACTTCCTAATGTAATTACATCAGACATTAATTCTTCTGGAGTTTCTACTTTTACTACAGTCAATGTAGATTCTACAATTACGATGTCTGGTGGTATTATTACTGCTATATCTTTTTCAGGACCGATAAGTGGAACAGTTACTGGTAATTCGGACACTGCTTCAGCATTACAAACTGCAAGAAATATAACACTTGCCGGAGCAGTAGAATCATCCGCAACTGCTTTTGATGGATCCACAGATATTACAATAAACACTTCTATTGGAAATACTTTCAGTATTAATACATCTGGAACTATATCTGCAAGCACTCTTTCTGCAGATTCTACAGACTCAACAAATCTAAGTGTTGGTATTGGAACATTTGAGGATATAAGAGTCGATAACACATTATCTTCTGCCGATGTTGTAATTACGAGTGATGTAAGTTCTTCCGTAAGTCTTGGAAAAGATGTTGGTGCAGGAAATAGTAGTGTAGAATTATCATATACTCCAGGAGCAGGTCGTTTAGATATTAATAATTATGATTTGGGTGGAGTTGCAATTAATTTACATGAAGGTACTGGAGCAGGAACAACTCTAGGATTCTCTGTAAAATATGATAATGCTAAGCAATTTGAAGTTTTCTATGATGGAAAAGCTGCCGTTAATAGAGGTGCATCTCCCGTAACTAGAAATTTTGAAGTTGGTGGAGATGCATTTATATCCAATAATATAGAAATTGTTGGTGTTTTAACAGCAGGACAAGGAACTAATAAAGTTACTCTTGGAGATGGTAGTCCGATTCCTGTTCCATCAACACAAAATTTTAACACTGTATCAGGTGTTAGTACATTCTTTAATATGATTGTTCAGAGCGACTTTAGGGTTGGTTCTTCTGCAACTATTGGTCAAAATTTATATGTTGGTGGTGAAGTTGGCATTGGTACTACCAATAACAATGACTTTATTACAGGATTATCACCACTTGCAACTCAAATATTTGGAAATTTATATTCGGATCAAGGAATTGTATCGGGAAATATTTTAGGAATTACTACAGATCCTAATGGAGTAATTCGAGAAGATCCAAGGACAATTCCATCCGAATTGGGTTCAACCGTTCCATATATGTCTTATGGAAATTTCCAAGTTGATAGTGCTGCATCATCAATAATTTCAGAGACTTTATTAATTGTTCCAAAGGTAGGCACTCCAATCGTTGGATTTGGATCCACAAATCTTGGATTGGCTCCAACAAACTATCAAGGAAATAAGTATTTGAGTAGAGTTGGTTTCAATACTTATTTCCCGAGATCTATTTTTGATGTAGGAACAGCATCAACAACGATGAATTCCTACTTTATCCCACCATCCATGCCGCAAAGTGATTTGGATGTTGTAAGGAACCTTTGGCAAAATACAACTGGATTTGGAACTGAACTTGCTAAGAAAGTAACTCCTAATGGAGTTCCTAAAGGTTCACTTGTTTATAATGAGACAAGTGAAGAAATTCAAGTAGCTATTAATGCTAATACATTTGGTCCAATGATTCCGATTGGTGGAATCATTATGTGGTCTGGTTCGATTGCAAGTATTCCAAATGGTTGGAGATTATGTGATGGAACCAATGGCACTCCAGACTTAAGAGATAAGTTTGTTGTTGGTGCAGGAAATGCATACAGTGTCAATGATACTGGTGGTAGAACAGACGCTGTATTACCACTTCACGGTCACGGAATTACTGATCCTGGTCATGATCATAATTATGATGGACAAACAACGGAAGTAATCGTTGAAGGTACTTCATCTGGAGAAACTGTTGATTCTGATGTTGGAATTACATCCACAACTTCTAATGTCGTAACTGGTATTACAACAACACAACAAGATGGTGTTGCTCTAACTGGTGATGAAAACTTACCACCATACTTAGCACTTGCATATATTATGAGAACCAATGCTTGACAAGACTCTAAAAACCCTGTAGAATACCTTTGTTAGGGTTGAAGACGAGATACTATAAAGCTTTAAGACACTTTAAGAAGTGGCACACAGAGACCCCACAAGGGTCTTTTTTATTGTATATTGTATTCATAGTCAATCAAAGACCATGTTCGAGAATCTTTTCAATCCTAAGACTCCTGATCCTATTCCCTTTAAAACAGAGAGAGAGTTGATTCTTCATGTGATTGATAAGAGTTATGGATTTTATAGTCATTCAGACCACTCAAGAATTTATGATAAGTATGCTTCTAACGGGTGGAAATATAATTCACAATACTTTAGTCTTGAATATAGTAGGGGTGATTCTTTTCGCTCTTGGGATAGTGCTAAACTTAAGTATCTTGCAGATCATTGTGATGATGCAGGTATTCTTCGTGCTGTCTTTGAAAGTGATAAACTTGTAAGTTACAAAGGGAACTGTTTTTCAACACCCTTTGTTGGAAATGCAAATCTTCCTGATGATATTATTATTGGACTTTGTGAGAAGTATTCTTGGAATGAAAATGTTCTCAAACGGATGCAAAGGGTAGAATACAAATACATCACAGAAGAAACAAAGGCAAAGATTGCTGCTACCATTGTAGAACTCAAAGAAAAGATGAGAAAGAAGAAGGAAGATAAAACTAAAAAGAAACTCACTGCATTTCTTACCACTGCTGCAGCAACTAAGAGTGTATTGACTGGTAATTCAATTGATGATGTTGTAGAGCAAACTATTACATCTGATATTGATGATGCCGTTCTGGATTACATGAACACACTGTTTGATAAGAAATAAACAATGAAATATGGTTTTTACTATCAGATTGCCCATAAAGAGACAAACGAAGTTATTTCTTATGAGGGGGAGACTAAGTTTTATTCTCTGGATAAAGCACAAGAGTCCATGAGTGCTTTTGAATATCAAGATACTCTTAACAATGAACGTATGATGAAAGAATTGCATTCAGCAGCTAAATTTCAACTTGATATTGAGTTTGCGGATGATATTTTCTCTCATTATAGGAATCTACCTAAATCCAAAGACTATCGTATTGTTCAACGCAGTGGATTTTTATTTGGAGATGAATAATGAACCACTTCCTAAACCGTCCACCAATTGACCACAGGGCACTCCGGTGCCCTATACTATATTCATAAAACACAAGGCAACACACCGCAATGTTTTCCAAATTTGAAAAGTTTCTAGCCATCGCCGCTACAACAGCCTGTGTGATTGGCGTTTGTAACACATTTGCTCTGACTGGAGTACCATTAGTGGTCTCAATTCCCTTCTCGATCGCTGGGGCTTGTGTCTTGATCTTTTTTGCATACCCCATCGTAGCTGACAAATAGATCCACTTCCATAACCGTCACAGCACTCCTTGCACGGGGTGCTTTTTTATTGTATAATGACTTTATAGACATCAAACATCATGTTCGAGAATCTTTTGAATCGTAGGACCTTTGATACAGAGAAGGAGTTGATTCTTTATGTGATTGAGAATTGTGATAAATCTTATTCAAAGATTTACAAGAAATATGCCAAGCGTGAGTGGAAATCAAATCCCAAATATCATACGGCACGCTCACCAGAGTATACATATGATTCTTGGATCATGGAATGGTTTTCAAATAATTCCGATGATCAAGAGATTATTGAGGCATTGTGGAAAAAATACAAGTATGGAAATACATGTTGGACTAGACCGATATTTGAGATACCTTTTGTAAAAAATGTAAATCTCACTGATGATTTAATTAGGAGTGTTTATTCTTATTATTCGCCTATGAATACAAGGATTTGGGAGATGCAAAAGGTAGAATACAAAAACATCTCAAAAGAAACTAAAGAATTGATTGATAACCACTGTATGACCCAACGACTTTGGCGGGATGCGGAAGATCTTAAGCAATTGTATTTGAATTGGAACCGGAATCAACGATACGCGGCTTACCTCAAGGAGAAAGTTATTCCATTTGCCGAGCATGTTTTTGCTACTGGTTCAGAACTTGATCGGGAGTGGGCTCGGGAAATGGCAAAATCCATTCAATATGAAAGAAAAGAGGTTATGGAAGGAAGACTCAATGCACCAGAAGATTGGGAGGAATGAACCACTTCCCAAACCGTCCACTGGGTCGCACCAGGGACGGTTTTCTGCTATAATATACATATTGATACGGAGATGACTTGACCCTCACCTTGCGACCCCACCAGAAGGATGCCGTTGCTGCTATGGGCAAGCACTCCAAAGGCCAGTTGATTATTCCAACCGGTGGTGGTAAGACCCTCTGTATGATTACTGATGCCCAGAGAGAACTTGAGAGTGCTACTCCTAAGACTATTGTTGTTGTTGCTCCTAGGATACTGCTGGCTAATCAACTCTGTTCCGAGTTCCTAGAAGTTATTGATGATGTGAACGTTCTTCACGTTCATAGTGGAGAGACTGAGCATCGTAGCACCACTAAATCTGATCATATCAAATTTCTCAATACTATTTCCAAGGATCTTGGTGCTCACCAACTGATCTTTACTACCTATCACTCTCTACACCGTATCCAAGAGAGTGGTATTTCTGTTGATACTATTTACTTTGATGAAGCACACAACTCTGTACAGAGAAATTTCTTTCCTCCCACTGAGTTCTTCAGTAGCGACGCTAATCGTGCTTACTTCTTTACTGCTACGCCTAAGCACTCACTGACTGTATTCAAACCAGGAATGAATGATGCTGCTGTATATGGTAACGTCATTTGTAATGTTCCTGCTCCTAAGTTGGTAGAAGAAGGTTACATCCTTCCTCCTAAAGTTGTGGTTCAGCAACTTCCTCAAGGTGATTTCAAGCAGTCTGATGAGCAGAACTTGATTGAGACTATTGATGACAATTCTCTCAACAAAATCCTGATTGCTGCTCGTTCTACCAAGCAGATTGTGCGTCTTGTTTCTCAAACTGATTTCTGTATTCAGTTGCGTGAACGTGGATACAACTGGATGTATATTACTTCCAAGACTGGTGCTATCATCAACGGTCAGAAAGTTACCCGTGAAGAGTTCTTCAAGACTCTGAATCAGTGGGGTCAGGATGATACTCGTTTTGTGATTATGCATCACTCCATTCTGTCTGAAGGTATCAACGTAAAAGGTCTGGAAGCTGTCTTGTTCATGCGTAATATGGATTATATCGGAATCAGTCAGTCAATCGGTCGTGTAATTCGTCTAGGCGGCGCTGAGAAGACCTTTGGACTGGTCTGTGTGCCTGTCTTTGACAAGGTTGGTATCAGTACCGCTAGGAGCGTTCAGGCAGTCGTAGATACCGTATTTGAGCAGGGAGAACCTGCCATCTCTACCATCCGCCGGTAGAACTGGCACAAGGGGGTGGCATCTGCTGCTGCCGACATGCTATAATTACAAGGTAATCAAGGGAACAAACCCATGAAATGCAAAGTCAAACTCTATGTTGCTGGTCAAGTCTTTACTGAAACCGTCCATGCCAAGGATTATCAGGAAGCAAAGCAAGTTGCACTGGCACGAAATCCTAATGCTACGGTTGTAGGTGTAAATGCATCTTTCTTTTGATGAGTAAGTTTCAAAAACCTTTTATTGATCGTCCTGGGATTCTCAATCCAAAAGTTGGGGATCCCATGGGTTATGTAACTAACGATGGTATGTGGGCAGCAATTCCCTTTGCCGGTAATAATGGGTTTGCTATTATACATAACGGTAAGCACGTGCACAAAGTAAAGACGTATAAACAGGCACTTGCATATATTAAAAAGCAATCTAAAATTAAAACCACATCCACTCTGGAGGAGTTTCTATGACTGAGAAGGAACAAAAACGTAAAGATGCCTTCTTCATTTTTTATGAAAGTGTTTTAAAACCTGATCCAGAACTTCGTCTTTATGCTCATGAGGAAGAATGTTTTCATGAACTGATGGAATGGAGAGAAGAGATTGTAACCTACTTAGATCAACGTAGAAACGAGGAGTTTTATTCATGACTCCACAATATCTGTGGTTATTGATATTTGGAATTGTTCTTTTTATCATAACCACAGA